CATCTGTAGCAAATCTAATTTTAGTAAATTCTTCTAAATTTGAATTTTTAATGAATTCTAACACTTCGTTTAAATTTAACATATAACCTTTATTTTTAAATTACAATGTGGCTTCGCGCCTCATTTACCCTGTAAATATACGAAAGATATCCCGCGGAGCCAAATTTCTTCGCGGGAGTCTTTTGAAGTTATGCGATTCTTTTTACTGTAGTTTTGAATGAAGATGTCGCAGGTTTGTGTTTAGGGTTCTCTATGTCAAATATACTTTTTACTGATTTGTAAATTTCTATATTTTGTTCTTGAGTTCTTGGTGACTCATATACTTCCCAATTTTTACCTTTATATCTAGCACCGGTTTTATCAGCGCCTCTAGATTTAGATTTTAACCATAATACACCTACACGGGCTGCTTTTTTACCATAACATTCTTCATAACATTGAGCATAAGCTGCTCCCTGTAAATCATAGGTAGTTTGTAAATGGTTAGATGTTTTAAAATCTATAACCCACAATTCACCATCAATCTCACATATTAAATCACAAGTACCTGCTACTTTTAATTTTTCACTAAATAAATGTACTTCGGTTTCAATTAATGTTGGTTTATGAGTTTCCCAAAAGTCAACAAATCTTAAAAACATTTGCCATACTAGTGGGTTCATTTTAGGATAACCATCTTTATTTAGATACGTTAACTCTTTACCTGTAAAATACTCTTCAATCATTTCGTGTACTTGAGTACCTTCTTCAGATGCTTTCTTAACAATCCAGTCAGCACTGTGTCCTACTTTTTTCAACCAATCTTGAAAATATTTACCTTTTGGATAACAGTTTAAAACATATGTAATCGATGGGTAAAACTCGCCATTACGTCTGTAGTACCTTGAATCAGGTAAAGTAATCTGTTTGTGATCGTCTGAAATTTCTAGAATTCTGTTGTACGATTTTTTTATCATATAGATAATTTATGTTCCAATAATGAATAATAGGTTAAAGGAACTGTTTTTTGTATTAATTTTGTGAAATTTTCGAAACCCATCTCACTCGGGTCCTTATCCTGTAAATCTACAAGATAGACTTCTTTACCTTCCGCCATTAAATTTTCGCAGAATTTTAAAGCTTGTTTAATTGCATCCCTATCTAACGCAATGTAAATTTTATCAACTACAGATGTAACTATTTTTTTCATTAAGTTACTCTGTATGTTTTTACCTAATAAAGGTATTGCATTTCTTTTTATAGCCATAGCATCAAATAAACCTTCGCATAATATAATAGGCAAATTCCAATTAATAAAATGTTCATTAGGTATTATATCTCTTGATACTTGTGGGTTTCTATATTTAACAAACGATTCTTTTTCAAAAGATCGTGCTGTAAAATAGTTTATTCTACCATCTTTATCATAAGTTGGTATAATTATCATATTTTTGTATAAACCACTTTCACAATAGCCGATATTGTATTTATTAATATCCGTATTATTAACGCCTCGCTTGCTTAGGTACGCGATAGCATGGCGTTTTATTATACTATTGTTATTTGACTGGTCTAAACGCACATACTCGCTAGGTAATTTGAGTGCTATAGCCGCTTTTTCGGCAGAAACGTAAGTAACATCTTTAACATAAGTTTTAGCTTCTGCTATCTTATCTGGTGATGCATCTGCTTTTCTTAGTAGTTGTAATATTGATTTACCTTTTTTATTACACACCCAACAATGCCAAGGATTATTACCCTCTTTATTTTCAGTAAAGTTTATTTCTAATTTTGGTTTATGGTGACTACAATGAGGACAGGTATAAGCCATGTTTCCCCTTGCAGTTTGTTTTCCAGTGCCAAGCACGGAATTAACCAATGTAACTAATAACTGATTCACCATAATGTATAATATACGCTAGTGTTTCTTAATCTCCAAAGGATCTTCGTATTCTATATCCGTTAAATCTTTTGTAAAAAACTTACCTAAAATGTTGTCATTAAAAAATTCATCTGGTTTTTCTAATACTTGATATACCATTTGATATTTTAATTCAAAATAAGTTAATGCTTTTTTAGTAGGAACACATTTTAAGATTATTCTTTCAAATTCATCTTTTTTACCTTCAGATAGCAATTGTTTTATATCTTTTTGGGAACCATAATATGTTTTCCAATCTGATTCTTTAATTGATAATTTGTATGATGGTCTTCGACCAACTACACCTTGAAGTTTAGCTAATTCCTTTTTACCAATTTTTACTTTTTTAGTAAATTGTAGAATTTTTTTCCCAATATAAGCTTTTCCAGTTGGGGTATGTGTGTTTATATAAACAAACCCGTATGTGTTTTCTGGAAGTTGAGTGATATCAGTTATTTCTTGATTCTTATAAGTCCAACTCATAATATTTTATTTTTTTAACATATAATCTTTTGCGAATAAAACTCTTTTATTCTTATCAATAGGTAGTTGGATTGATGGGAAGACTTTTGGGTTTACCCACCAATCTTCGTAAGGGCTGTTTTTATCAGGTGAGATATTACCAGCTACTAAAATATAACCTTCACTTTCTAGTAATTCTCTTGATTTTTCTCTATAACTTTTAGTTTCATCACAATAGTAATCGTGTTCATATGTAATAACTCCAAATTCTAATGTATCAAACGGTATTTTTTGTAATACTTTATAGGTATTATGTGCTGGGTCGACGTCTAACTGTAAATAGTCTATATAACGTGATTTAATATGCTCATCACATATAGAAGTATAATCAGCAGTTAAAGCATTCTGATCTAAACATATATCATGTGACCTCTCATTCCACCATTTCTCTAAAAAATGTTGATTAACATCTATTGAAACACCTTTGTATCCCCACTGAGCTAATAATGCTGTATTATTACCATGAAATGGGTCTCCTGCACCTATTTCTAAATAAGTTCCGTCCTTTTTACCATCTAAGACAGTTAAAACAAACATATCTTGGTAGCATTGTGAGTAATTATTATTTACAGTAATTGCTCCTTTAAACTTATGTTTAAGGGTGCTATATTCGGTTTTTAAATAAGGTGTTGGATCATGCCATGTAACTAGTTCTGGTTTATTATCTATTAAATCAAAGTTAATACAATTATTAACTACAATTCCTCTATGATAATCATCAACATACGGATCATTGTATAATTCCATCCATATCTTCTCTGATAGGTCTCTTTGACCTACATACCAACAAACAAATGCTTTTTGAAATTTTAATTCCCAGTCTCCTTTATAACCTACGTCATAAGGTAAGGGATCCATATTAACATATTGTAAACCTAAAGTAGCGTACATATTTGCAACCATCCACTCTTCTTTCTCGCTATACCATTTACTTAAAAATAAATAGGCTTCTGGTCTAGCAGGTAAATAAGCTATTGCCTGTTCTAATTGGCCCTTTTCATATTTAGGTCGCCTTTTTGTTTTATTTAATTGTAGCCAAGTTTTTAATAAACCATTATAAGCTAATACAGGGTCGCTATCATATGTTAATTCTGATGCTCTTAAAAAATAAGATAATGCCGCTGCTCCTTGTCCTATTTTTTCATACTCTTCACCTAACTCAGCGTTAATATATGGGTCAGTAGGGTTTTGTAAATACTTATGTAAATCTGCTCTTAATTTTTCCATTATAGTCCGTTATTTTTCCATGAATGTCTATTCTCCCAATCTAACTTATCTAATAATACTGTTGGCATCTTTAATGCATACGCAGCATTGTCTTGATAACCATATGTAATTATAAAATTATCATCCTTTAATGCTAAACCACAAGCAAACTCAATTTTGGCAGCCATGAATTTAAATGGTTTAGATACCGCTTCTAAATTCCAATCTTTATCCCATATAACAAATCTATGGTAATAGTGAGCATCTTTATGATATCCTGGATTATGGTAAAAATCTACTTCATGTGTTATGCATATTCTGCTTCCATTTTTCCAAGGTATTACTTGTGAGCCTCCTCTTAATTCAAATGGAATTCTTAAATTATACTCTTTTTCTATTACAACTTCACTGGTTTTTGATTTAGGGTCAATTTTAGCGATTTCTAAATTATTAGCCCATTTAATAAAATGCATAGGCATATCTAATATAGGCATCCAATTTTTTTCTAAATACGTAGGTGTTGGTGGTTGTATTCTATCTCTAGTAACCTCTTCACAAGTATCTTTAGTCCAATTTACCTCACAAAGCTCCATTCTGCCTTCTCCATCAGGTTTAACATCCCTTCTTACACCACAGACATATAAAATATCATTCCATTTAAATACTCTAACATCTTCTAAACCTATAAATGTCCATTTAGGTTTAATGTCATGTTTAGATGTATCTATTTTTTGGTGTGTTTTTACTTCTAAAGTATCAGGGTCTAATTTACATAAATAATTTCCTGTTCTTAAAACGATATCATCTTCGGGATTTAAATAAGCTAAACACCCCCAAACACTATAGAAGTTTTGATTAAACTCACTATGATAAAGGGAATAATGTACGTGTCTTATATTAGCAATAATATCTTCGTTCTCATCTATAAAAACAGATACATTACACAGACCAGTACCATCAGTTAGATTTCCTGGGATTATTAATGGTGAAATTGATCCACCATTATTTACAACTATTTTTGCTAAATTATCTATCATACTATCTATAATGTCCTCCACCTAACCATAATACGAAAGATTTTCTAGTTCCCCTAGTAACTGGTGTAACTCTGTGCATCATATAAGAAGGAAATAAATAAACACATCCTGCGCTTCGAGGTGCGGATTCAAAAGGACCTTCCATACTTCCTCCTCTAAATAATTCTAAATCACCACCTTCATATTCATCAGGTTCTGATAATTGAACTGTTATTGAAACTTTTCTTTTTGATAAAATGTCAGGCCCAATATCAGCATGCCAATCATAATGTCCAGCTGGTGCATGATATTCAGTATATTGAATCATTTCTGGTATAGTTTGTAAGTCAAAATTCCAAATAGTATCATTAGCTTCTACGGCCATGTTAGCTAATTTTTCATATAACCAAAACCAATCTTGGTCTTGAGGAATCCATTTAATATTAGACTTTCTTTGTTTTTTGTTTTT